CTTCTAAGCAGTATGTAGAAAACTTGATAACCATAAGTCTTAGGTTAGTTTCGGTGTCTACAGGAGAAATACTGGTTGAAGTTCTTGTTTCTAAGACGATACTTTCAGTCAGTTTATCGCAAGACATATTTAGATTTTTTGATGAAGGGACTCAATTAGTGGAAGTAGAGGGTGGAGTTACAGAAACTGAAAGCTCATCTATAGCCCTACAAAAAAGCATTGAAGAAGGTATTTTACAAATAGTAAAAATAGGTATCGAAAGAGGGTATTGGCAATATGAATTACAACAATAACATACTATATGGTTCTGTCATGCTTGTATTCTTGTTTGCGTACAGTCTGGCAAAATCCGACGACAATGAGATTTTTGTGTCGCAGGTCGGTGCGACGGCTTCTATAGATTTAGAGCAGCTAGGTTCTGGAAACATTATTGGTGGCTTGAACTCTGCACATGGATCTATGACTGAGTTTGACTTAGATGGTGCGACGATGACATTAGATGTGAACCAGATAGGCAACAATAACTTAATGCGTGGAGATATTAATGCAGACTCATTTACAGGGCTGTTTGACTTTGATGGTGATACTAACTCGTATACTATCCAAGTTGATCCTGGTAATGCTAATTCGGCAGATAACGCAAATGTAAATGTTGATGTAGATGGGTCAACTAACACCTTTACACTAGATTTAGCTACCAACAGTTTAGCGAGTGGTGCAGATATAGACACGATAGTTCAAGGTTCAAGCAATACTGTTCACATTGATTTAGATGTAGACTCAGGTACAAGTTATATTGACCTTGATGGTGACTCGAATACCGTTGACCACAATGCAGACGGCTACGCTGGCGTTTACTTCAAACTAGAACATGATGGATCAACAAGGAGTTTTGACATTGATCAACAGTCTACGCAAGACAACGATTGGCTTAGAGTTATATCTGATGGTTCTGGCGGCAGCGTGTGTATTAACCAATCAGACCAGGGTACTAGCACAAGTTGTTGATATAGGAAGTATTACAGAACTAAAAGGTAATACCAGAGTCGTAAGAGACAAGCCATACGAAAGTGTGATTGACTTCTCACTTAACGCTATGGATCGCCTTGAAACCAGTAATGGCAGAATGGGTGTTACGTTTAGGGATGAAACTACAATACGTTTAACAGAACACTCTAACGTCGTTATAGATAAATTCGTATTTGACCCTAACCCTAGCAAGTCTAGTATGGCACTTAATTTTGTCAGAGGGACAGGCCGTTTTATTTCCAGTAAGAAACCACGCATACCAAAAGAAAATATCTCAATAAAGACAAACTCAGCCACTATAGGTATCAGAGGAACAGATTTTACGATCACAGTAACAGAAGAAAATTCCAACCTTATTATACTTTTACCTGATGAAAATGGAGACAGTTCAGGTTCAATTGTTGTTACAACAGCTTTTGGAAGTGTGATTCTTGACAAACCATACCAAGCTACAACGGTTTATAACCTAGAAACACCACCTACTAATCCAGTCATACTTGATCTTACATTAGATATGATTGATAACTACTTGATTGTAAATCCACCAAAAGAAAGACAACTTAATACAGATGATTCTAGGACTGCTAACAACGATACAATACTTGATGTTGATTTTTTAGAGTTTGATGAACTTGATACAGATGAATTAGAACAAGATGACCTAGAATACACAGAGCTTGATATAGATTATCTAGCGACTAATTTTTTAGAAGATTTACTGGATGTGATACAAGAAGTAGATGAATTGCAAAAAGCAGACGCACAGCTATCAGAACAAGGATTGAGAGGAACAGCAGTTGGGTACGATAGCCAAACTCAAATCTCTAGCTTTATAACAGACTCAGAAGTAAAGCTAATAAGACAGGTAGAAGACAAGCTAGAAATAAAGGTATCAAAAGATGGCAGCTACGACATTCGCATAGATCAGGAGGGAAAAGTTAACGCTGTAAGTGTGAATGGAGGAACGTCATCAATTATCAATATTAAGCAAGGTAGTTAAAATATTGATCTATTTAGGTTAAACTAAACATATGGGCATACAAACAAACATAATACTAGGTGGTTTACTGATAGCCAGTTTAGGTGCAAGTGCCTTATATATAAACTTACAGAAGTCAAAGATAGAAAAATTACAAGTTGAATTAAATGTTGCTGTACAGAATCAAAAAGTCCTGGAGAATACTGTAGCTGAACAAAACGAAAACATGAAACAGCAACTAGAGAATCAAAAACAAAATCAAGAAAAGATCAGAGAACTTACAGAAACGAGCAATAAAGCAAACGAAGAAGTAAAAAAACTTAGAAATACATTTGCAAGACATGACTTAAACAATCTTGCTATTGCGAAACCTGGATTGATGGAAGGAATAGTCAATCGAGGTACAAAAAAGGTAAACTCTGAACTTATAGAACTTACTAATCCAGGACAATTTGATGAAGAAGTTATTATTAATTAGTATTTTATTTTTATCGGGTTGTTCAACTTACGGCAACTTATTTGATAAAGTTCCAGAAACAAAACAAGTAGAGATACTTACTGTCCAAGAACCAGCACCTATATATCATCCTCCACTACCTGAAGTTTTGAGTCCATCAGAAATAAAATGGAAGGTACTTAATCCAGAAACGATGAGAACTTACATTGAAGATTACGACAAAGGTGACGCACCTGCTGTAGCATATTACAGTTTAACTTCCCAAGGGTATGAAAATTTATCAAACAACATTGCTGATATAAAAAGATATATAAGGCAATCACTTACTATAATCGAATATTATAGAGATAACGATCCAACCAAAAATGAGGAAAATGATAATGAGTAAATCTCCAGACGCTTTTGTATACAGAGCAACGCTAGATCGCGTTGTAGATGGCGATACATTTGATTGTATACTAGACCTAGGTTTTGATGTAAAACTGCATAAACAGCGCGTTAGACTCCACGGAATTGATACTCCAGAATCCAGGACTAGAGATTTAGCTGAAAAGAAACTAGGATTAGCTGCAAAAGAACGATTAAAAGAGCTTTGTAAAGGATCTTTCAAGATTAGATCGCTTGGCAAAGGGAAGTATGGCCGCATACTCGGTATTCCTTATACAGAAGATGGTGAAGATATTTGCCAAATGTTGATTAAAGAAGGACATGCAGTAGAATATCACGGTGGTAAGAAAGTAAAAGTATGGGGAGATTACTAAATGCACATATCTGAGGAAGGGTTATCACTTATAAAAAAGTTTGAGGGTTGCGAACTCAAAGCCTATAGATGCGCAGCAAATGTTTTGACGATTGGTTACGGCACAACAAAAGGTGTTACCGAAGATATGGAGATAACCAAAGAAGAAGCAGAGTCAATTTTAAAAGAAGAAATGCACGAATATGAAGGTTATATCAACAATATGGTTGAAGTGCCTTTAGAGCAGAACCAGTTTGACTCGATGGTATCTTGGGTATTTAATTTAGGCAGTACAAACTTATCTTCTTCAACTTTATTGAAAAAGTTAAATAACTCAGAGTATGATGAAGTTCCAGCGCAAATAAAACGTTGGAACAAAGCAGGCGGTAAAGTGCTTGATGGATTAATCAGACGTAGAGAAGCAGAAGCTCTTTTGTTTGAAGGTAAAGAATGGGAAAACGTATAGATGCCATTTACAAAAGTACAATTTAAACCTGGAATATATAGAGAAGGTACTGCTTACGATAACGGAGGTGGTTGGTTTGATTGCAACCTCGTTAGATTTAGGGATGGTAGAGTAGAAAAGTTTGGTGGTTGGGAAAAACTTTCAAGTCAAACATTCTTAGGTAACGCAAGAGCCTTACACAATTGGTTAAGTCTTGGCAGTAATTTGTACCTTGGTATAGGCACTACTGTTAAATATTATATAAAAGATGGCGATAACTATAACGACATCACACCGATACGTAAGACTTCAACCAACAGTATTACGTTTTCTGCAACAGATGGTAGTTCTACAATTACTGCTACTGATTCATCTCATGGTGCTGTAATAGGTGATTTTGTTACTATTTCAGGTGCAGTCAGTCTTGGCGGTAATATTACTGCTACTGTTTTAAATCAAGAATATGAAATAGTAACTGTTCCTACTGCAAACACATACACTTTTGTAGCTAAAGACACTAGTGGCGTAACGGCAAATGCAAGTGACTCTGGAAATGGTGGTAGTGGAGTTGATGGAAGTTATCAAATAAATATTGGTCTTGATGTATATTTGACATCTGCTGGCTGGGGTTCTGGAACTTGGGGTTCTGGAACATTCGGATCAACAAGCGCACTATCGGCTAACGGACAACTGAGATTATGGACGCATGATAATTTTGGTGAGAACTTAATCATCAATCCTAGAGGAGGCGGTATATACAGATGGGTAGAAAACAACGGAACATCAACAAGAGCCGTTGAACTTGCCTCCATTTCTGGTGCAAATTTAGTTCCAACTGTAGGATTGCAAGTGCTTGCATCTGAAGTAGACAGACATTTAATTGTATTAGGAGCAGATCCCATAGAAGGTAGTTCTAGGTCTGGGGTGTTAGATCCTATGTTAGTCGCTTTCTCAGATCAAGAAAACGAACTTGAATTTGAACCATTAATTACAAACAGCGCAGGCTCTGTAAGATTATCAAGCGGTTCTCAGATAGTTGGTGGCGTTAAATCAAGGCAAGAGATTATTATATTTACAGACACATCTGTATACAGTATGCAATTTGTAGGGCCACCATTTACTTTCGCAATCAACTTAATAAATGAAGCTAGTGGATTAATTGGCCCTAAAGCTGCAG